CTCATTACCATCTTTAGGATTAGTAATTGTTGTTGTATACTCAGGACCATATGCTAAGACTCTAGACGCAACCATGATAGCATTTTTATCACCCAACACTAAATCATCAGCTTTGACACCCTCTGATAGTATTAAAGAATCAAGTAATTTATCTATAACAACGCCTTTTTTAATTAAATTTTGAGATGTAAGAATATCTTCCTCTTTGGCTGTCATGTATTTTATTTCTATTTTACCACTAGATAGTGGAGAATCTTTACATCTCAAAAT